CTCTTTGCGTCAGGGATTGTGTGGCGTCCTGAAACACGATTTGCAGAGGAAGTGGTAGAAGAGTTCGCCGCATTCCCCAATGGAGAACATGATGACCTTGTGGATTCATCCACGCAGGCATTGCTAAGGTTTAGACAGGGCGGATTCTTAAAGCTAAATTCAGATGAAGATGACATTCCCTTAGACACTGACCAAAAAGCGGAGTATTACTGATGGATGGGCTTGAGATTAGTCCTTGGCAGGTTGATCAGTTACTAGGGCCATTATTTAGAAAGTTTTCAACGGTTGGTAACAAGGTATACTTTGATAACTCAGAGTTCCCTGTCACTAAAGAGTTAGAAGGTAGCTTTGATATTATACTGCCTGAGATAAACCGCATAATGGAAAGGATTGATGATCTCACCCCTTTCCAAGATATTAGCCCTGATCAAGTGTATATCTCTAATGATGACAAATGGAAGATGTTCTTCCTCAAAGCAGGGACAGTACGGTTTGACCGTAACTGTGAGGAATGCCCAGATACGATGGCTATCCTTGATAAGCATAAAAATATTGTTTCTGCTTATCTTTCAGTGCTTGGCCCGAACAAAATGCTTATGCCACATGAAGGCCCGTGGTGTGGGGTTATAAGAATACATTTAGGTTTAATTATCCCAAAAGAAGGCAATGGCTGTACGTTGGTTGTTGATGGCGTTCAATACAAATGGGAAGAAGGCAAGTGTGTTGTGTTTGATGACACATACGAGCATATTGCTGTTAATGAAACCAATAACAATAGGGTGGTTCTTTTTATAGACTACATGAGGCCTTTGCCTTTTTGGTTGTCTTGGCTTAATTGGTTAGTTATAAGATTAGCAAAACGCTTACCGTATTTTAAAGCCTCTCTCAAGCGACATAAAGAGTGGGAGAAAAAGTTTTATGCTGATCAATAAAGAACAAGAAAGAATAGAGTCTTCGTTCTTAAATAAAGGTTTTGTCCTTAACCTTGGATTATCTAATTCGAGGTATGTTACACTTCAAAATAATGATTTTAACGTATATGTATCAAGTTCAGAGCAACTAGCTTGGGAGCCTAAGTCGGCTAAAAGCGTTCTGGCAGAGAAACTATTCCCACAAAGCGAGCGGAGTCTTACATGAAAAAGAAAGAGACAGAAAAATATATGGTTGGCGGCAAGCTAGGCCATGATGCTAATAAGGTCAAGGCCTACAAGCAGGGCGGCAAAACAACCATTGCTCGCGGAAGTGGTGCGGCAAGACCTCAAAAATTTGGGAAGAACGGATAGGTGGCAATTGATAAGCCGCTAGTCACTCCAGACAAGCTAACCGCTGAAGAAGCGGAAGGCCCGCTGGAGATTGAAATTGTAAATCCTGACTCTGTTGGTATAGAAACCGATGAGGGCGGCATTATCTTTGATTTTGATGCCGAAGAAGAAGAGCCAGAAATTCCTTTTGACGCTAACTTAGCTGAATTTATTGCAGACAATGAGTTAACATTAATATCAAACGAACTTGTTGGGGCGTATAAATCAGATAAAGAAAGCCGGTCAGACTGGGAAAAGACTTATGTTGAGGGGCTAGAGCTTCTTGGCCTTAAGCATGAAGATAGAACAACCCCTTGGAATGGCGCTTGTGGTGTATTTCACCCACTGCTAACCGAGTCGGTCATTAAGTTTCAGTCACAATCCATACAAGAGCTATTTCCTGCCAGCGGTCCAGTTAAAACAAAGATTGTTGGGGCAATGGATGAAGCAAAGCAAAAACAAGCCAGTAGGGTCCAAGATTATTTAAACTACCTAGTCACTGAAAAGATGACTGAGTATCGTTCAGAAACAGAAAGATTGTTGTTCTCCCTGCCCCTAGCAGGATCTGCCTTTAGAAAAGTATACTTCGATCCCAACATGGGGCGGCCTTGCAGTATGTTTGTTCCTGCTGAGGATTTTGTTGTTAGCTACGGAGCTTCTGATCTAACCACCTGTGAACGCGCAACACACATCATGAAGCGAACAGCCAATGAAGTGAGGAAGTTACAAGTCTCTGGCTTCTACGCAGACATTGAGTTGGGTAGCCCTAGTGACAATCCAGACCCGATTGAAAAGAAATATAAAGAACTCACTGGAAGTTCTAGCGGCGCAGAACATGATTCGCGGCATACCATCTTGGAAATACAGGTTGATCTTGATCTGGTAGGCTTTGAAGACAAAATTGACGAGGAAAAAACAGGAATACAGCTTCCTTACGTTGTTAGTATCGACTTTAGTTCACGAAAAATTCTCTCTATCCGAAGAAATTACTACGAAGATGACGATAATCGCATAAAACGTGAGCATTTTGTTCATTACCAATACATGCCCGGATTGGGATTCTACGGATTTGGCTTAATACACATGATTGGTGGACTGGCTAAGTCTGCAACTTCTCTTTTACGACAGTTAGTTGATGCAGGAACGCTGAGTAATCTTCCCGGAGGTTTAAAATCCAGAGGATTGCGGATTAAAGGCGATGATACTCCGATAAAACCGGGCGAATTCCGAGATGTTGATGTTGCTGGCGGTAAAATTGCTGAAAACATTGCTTTCTTGCCTTATAAAGAGCCAAGCAACGTCCTGTATCAGCTTATGGGAGACATTGTAGAGGAAGGACGAAGATTCGCCTCAGCCGCAGACGTAAAGGCGGCAGACATGAATTCAGAGGCTCCTGTAGGCACTACACTTGCCATACTAGAGCGGTCGATGAAGGTAATGAGTGCGGTCCAAGCGCGGTTACATGCCTCTATGAGGAAGGAATTACGCCTATTATCGAAGATTGTGTACGATTTTGGCCCTTCAGAGTACCCTTATTCGTCTGAAGACGGCGAAGCGATACGGGATGATTTTGATGGTAGGGTGGATGTTATTGCGGTTAGTGACCCCAATTCAGGCACAATGGCCCAAAGAATCATGCAATATCAGGCCGCATTGCAGTTATCACAGCAAAATCCAGAGATGTATGACCTTCCGCTACTGCATAGGCAAATGCTTGAAGTCCTTAACATCCGCGATGCTGACAAGATTATCCCAAGGGATGATGACATGAAGCCTACAGATCCTGTAAGTGAGAACATGAACATCCTTAGAGGCGAGCCTGTTAAAGCATTTATCTATCAAGACCATGAAGCGCACATCACGACTCACATGGCCTTTATGGAAGATCCAAAAATTCAAGAGCTTGCGGGAAGAAGCCCTAATGCAAAAGCAATGCAGGCGGTTATGACTTCTCACATTCAAGATCACCTTGCCTTTGGATACCGACAGCAAATTGAGAAAGAGCTTGGGCTACCATTACCAGCAGAAGGCGAGTCCTTGCCTGAAGATATTGAACTTAGAATATCTCGCTTAGTGGCACCTGCCGCTGAACAACTTAAAGGCAGGAATCTTCAAGAGCAACAGCAAAAGAAAAACCAAGAGCAACAAGAAGACCCCATTGTGCAGATGGCTCAGAAAGAATTGGAAATTAAAGGAATGCAAGCAAAGGCTAAAGCAGAACTGGATCAGGCTAAATTGCAACTTGAGCAGGCTAAGGCTCAGAGCAGGGCAGACTTTGATAGACAGAAACTTGATCAACAAGCTGAAATTGAAAAGGCTAAGTTGGCGGTTAAGATTGCTGAGGATAATGTTAGAGAACAACTCGACGCTAGGCGCATTGCCTCTAAAGATCAACTTGAGGGATTTAGGCTTGGTCGAGAAATTGTGGAGTCCATGACACCATGACACCTGATTCAACAAACTCTTTAGATTATTTAAAGAAAAAAATTAGAACTCAAATGAATGAAATGAGTGACCATATTTCGTGCGGTGGTTGCCAAGACTTTAGTGATTACACAAAATGTTGTGGCGTCATAGAGGGTTTAGCAACCGCAGAACGTGAGCTTCTAGATATTATCGAAAAAATGGAAGCCGATTAATTCATCGCATTAGGCGATGCAAAGCGACTCTGGACGTTTTTTTCCAGTGCATAAGGTGTAACTAATGAGTGTATCATTAGCAAAAAAAGCAAAGGAAGAATGTCCAAAAGACGACTCTAATGCTAAAAAGGCTAGTCAATTGCCAAAACCGAGAGGTTATAAAATATTGATTGCTTTGCCCGAACGCGAAGAAAAGACAGAAGGCGGAATTATTAAGTCTGCCAGATCGTTGCAAGAAGAAGAAGTGGGTTCAATTGTAGGTATGGTGCTAGAACTTGGCCCAGACGCTTACTGTGATCCTCAACGATTCCCTTCTGGTCCTTGGTGTTCGGTAGGTGATTGGATTGTGATGAGGTCTTATTCAGGCACTAGAATTAAAGTGCAAGGAAAAGAGTTTCGTTTAATTAACGATGACAGCATTGAAGCTGTAGTTGACGACCCAAGAGGCATAAGCAAAGCATGAGTGAATCTAATCAAGCAATTGAAGATAAAGTAAACGAAGGAAGCACATCCCTAGAGGATCGGTTTTTTGGCGTTAAACATAAAATCGTTAAACGGTCTAAAGAAGATGTTGCTAATGCCGATGAAGGTGGAAACTCTGATATAGACCTTGAGGTCATTGATGATCGCCCACTTGAAGATCAAAGGCCTGCAAAGGTTGAGGCAGAAAGCGATGACAACGACAACGACGATGAGTTGTCGGGGTATAGTGAAAAAGTTCAAAAGCGAATTAATAAACTTCGTTATGAACAAAACGAAGAACGGCGACAGCGAGAAGCCGCCGAAAAAATGAGAGATGAAGCGGTTAGTGTTACTAAGACTCTTAGCGACAAGAACCGAGAATACGAGTCAATCATCCAGCGCGGCGAGTCAGCCTTGGTTGGTCAAATTAAGACTAGGGCGCAAATGACTCTTGATAATGCAACGGCTGTCTATCGGAAAGCCTATGAAGAGGGAGACACTGATGGTGTCATTAACTCTCAAGAAGTTCTATATAAAGCTCGCGCCGAGCTAGCTGAAGCTGAAAAGTATGAAAAAAACCTTGTGGGGCAACAATCCCAGAGGGATTATCAAGCTCAACAAAATCAGCACAGGACACAACAAGCACCGCCTCAGTCTGCACCTCAAGCCCCTAAAGTTGATCCAGAGGCTAAGGAATGGGCTGATAAGAATAAATGGTTTATGGGTGCTAACAACAAGCGGATGACTGCAACAGCGTATGGATTGCACGAAGAGGCTATTGTTGATAACAACATTAAACCTAACACTCCTCAATACTTTGACTTTATAGATCAAGGCATGAGAGAGTCGTACCCAAATTTTGATTGGCAGGATAATAGCGATTCCAATAGACGTAACGCACCTGCGACTGCTAATCAAAACCGCTCCACGGTAGTGGCTTCTTCCAATAGGAATAATGGAGCAAAACCGCGCAAAGTGCAGATGACGTCTACCCAAGTAGCTCTCGCTAAGAAACTTGGGATTACTAATGAACAATATGCAAGGCAAGTCGCTAAGGAGAACTTAAAATGACTGAAGAGCGCAACCCAAGAGAAACAATCTCACGCAAGACAGATGCACGACCAGATGACTCATGGCAACCCGCATCCCTTCTACCAGATCCCACACCGCAGGAAGGTTGGGTATTTAGATGGGTACGAACAGCCACATTGGGACAATCGGACAATACTCATGTTTCCAAGATGTTTAGAGAAGGTTGGGAAGCTTGTAAGCTTTCAGATCACCCTGAGCTAATGTTAACGTCAGATATTGATTCACGGTTCCAAGGTAACATCGAGGTTGGTGGATTATTGTTATGCAAGGCAAGCAAGGAAAAGATGGATGCAAGAACCAGACATTTCCAACAGGTTGCTGAAAATCAACTGCAGTCAGTAGACAATAATTACTTGCGAGAGAATGATCCAAGGATGCCTTTGTTACAAACAGAGCGCAAAACTCGGACAACCTTTGGAAGGAATTAGCCCGCAATACGGGGTTACGTTCCTTAACTAAGATTAACTTTGTTATTTAAGGAGGCCTACAATGGCTACCACTGCTACCCCTACAGGCGCAGAACCAGTTAACACTCTTAGTGCGAGCGGATCTTTTACAGGAAAAGTTCGACACATGAAGATTGCTAACGCATACGGAACTGCAATTTTTTACGGCGATTTTGTTAAACCAGTCGCCGCAGGTGGCGTTGAGTTAGACGCAGGAACTGCAACTTTAACCCCAATTGGGATTTTTGTTGGTTGTTCTTTCACTGACCCGACGACCAAACAACTAACCTTTAGTCAGTATTTCCCTGCCGGAACAGCGGCAGACGATATATCTGCTTACGTTGTTGATGATCCCGATGTTATCTTTAAGATTCAGGGTGATGATACTTTGGCTCAAACTTCCATGTTCTTGAACGCAGGTGTGGTTCAAACAGCAGGTAGCACTGATTTCGGACGCAGTAAAAACGCGCTTGATGCCAGTTCAGCCGCAACAACAGGGACCCTCCCACTACGAATTGTAGAATTTGTGGATGGGCCTACTAGCTCAGTCGGTGATACATATACTGATGTCCTCTGCATTTTTGCGGCGGGTGATCATGCATATCGTAACGCAACCGGCGTTTAAGGAGATATAACAAATGGCTATTTCACGCGCACAAATGCTCAAAGAACTACTTCCGGGTCTTAACGCCCTGTTTGGTCTTGAGTATGAAAAATATGATGACGAACATACCCTGATTTATGATACGGAAGGGTCTGATCGCTCATTTGAAGAAGAGCAGAAGTTAAGTGGATTTGGTGCGGCACCAGTTAAGAAAGAAGGCGAGGGAGTCACTTATGATTCAGCGCAAGAATCCTTTACTGCCCGATACAACCACGAAACTATTGCAATGGGTTTTGCTATCACTGAAGAAGCAATGGAAGATAACTTGTATGACTCACTGTCTGCTCGTTATACCAAAGCTCTTGCTCGCGGTGTTGCTTATACCAAGCAAGTTAAAGCGGCTAACCCGCTTAACAACGGTTTCACTAACTCCTATCAGTCTGGTGACGGTGTAAACCTGTTCACTGCTGTTGGCGATGGTGTTGCTGGCGGTGGTGGTCACCCAACTGTAGGCGGCGGATTCAATAGCAATCGCCCTGCAACTGGTGCTGACTTAAACGAAACATCTTTGGAGAATGCGATTATTTCTATCGCAGGATACACTGATGAGCGAGGACTGCTTATTGCGGCTCGACCTACTCGTTTGATCGTTCCACCTTCCTTGATGTTTACAGCAAATCGGTTGTTAGAAACTACCAACCGTGTCGGTACTGCTGACAACGACATAAATGCTATCCGTAATCTCGGTGCGATTCCAGAAGGCTACTCAGTTAATCATTACCTGACTGACACGAATGCTTTCTACATCATCACCGATATTCCTAACGGAATGAAGCATTTTGAGCGTACCGCTCTGGAAACTAGCATGGATGGAGATTTCGACACAGGCAATGTACGATACAAAGCCCGTGAGCGTTATTCATTCGGCGTTTCTGACCCACTTGGCATTTATGGATCTCCCGGATCTAGCTAAGTTATTGGGGGTGTAAAAGCCCCCTTTTTTTATTTTTATCTTGTTAATAGCAAGTTATCCCTGACTGCTTAACAGCAGACTAACCCAGACAGGAGATTGACATGGGTACTACATCTTATAATGGACCAATTCGTTCACAAAATGGTTTTCAAGACATCACCAAAAACGCCGACACCGGCGAGGTAACGGTTAATTCAACTTACGGCACTAACGCCGCAGTCGT